CCGCCTCCGTAAATCATATCGGCTACCCCGTTAACGATTGCCCCGTGCGTGCTACTCGAAAGGAATAGGTCACGCAAGTATTCGCCGTATAAATTATCTATGCCGTAGTCTACCCATTCTTGTCCTTGCTTCTCAGCGAACAAAGGTATCTCGGTTGAGCCGTAATTTAATACGGAAAAGTTTTGCTTCTTCATTTTGAATAAACGTATTGTGTTAACGTAGGATCGTATTCTTTAAATCCGTCAGTAAGTTCTTGCATATTACCACTAAAATCACGAACGAAGGCAAACCCCTTCTCTAAAAGTCCAGTAGCTAAAAGCGGGTCTAAGTTCGTAGAGCTTGTTTGCTCGTAAATTCTAAACTCATAGAACCCCATAGGGTAGGTATCAAATCCACCAACGGAATCGTAGAAAGAAATAATCCCACTTGCAGGGGTAGGGGTTGCGTCTTTGCTTACTACCGTGAAATTCAACTTTGTGTATCGTCCATTATTAGCTACTACCGAAGATGGAAGGAAGTATAAACTATTTTTCGAACCCATAGAAGTTAATTCTACTAAGTAATACACACTTGCTTGTGCAATAGTTTGAACGTCTGCTGCGGTAACGTAGATACTTTGGTCGGAATAAGAACCTAAGAGTTTGGCAGAAATTGAAGAAACTGAACCTATAAAATCCGAATCCGCGTTTATGTATAAGTTTGTGTCTGCACTTGTTAAAGTATAGTCATTAGTGTACGTACCTACGGCGGTATGTTTTGTTAAATTTTGAACCCCTACCCCACCATCAGTCACAGCTATTACTGAGAATGTAAGGTTATAACTTTTATACTGTTGTAGTATTGATTGGTATAAAGAAGATGTGCTTATTTGTGTACCATCACATAAAGCCTTCAAGTCTCCTATACTCCACCCCGTCCCCAAAGTCCAATATCCATTCGGGTCAAGTTGTTGTACTGTGATATTTGTTATTGAGCCAAGAAAACCAGCTGCATTTGCTACAGCGTAAATTCCAGTACCTGAAGAACCTCCAGACTTTAAAAAAACTTCATATGAATTTGTAGAACTTACTGTGACATTTTCACCAGAAGCATCAGCATCAACAGAACCCATCTTAAATTGAAATGAGCCACTTGTTACAACTGCATCAAAAGTTATTTTATAACTATTATTTAAGACTGAACCAATGTTTTGATTTATCCAAGAATATCCAGCCGCGCTGCCATCATAGATTGCTTTATTTTCTCCCATACCCCAACCAGTTCCAAGTGTCCAATCTTGTCCGACCTCCTTAACTGAGATGTTGTCTATTAAAACATTATCAGCACCCAATATTCTTTTAATACTAAAGATTGTTGAAGTTGCTGTAAAATACAACTCATTAGCTCCTTCTGCAAGGGTTATAGTAGTACCCGTAGAAGTAGCGTCTAAACCTAATGCGCCCGTTGTTATCGTAGTGTCGCAAGTTAATTTATACGACTTCCCAACCTCTAAAATTGTTTGTCGTAAAGAAATATTTGTTCCTACTGAGATGACCCTTGCGCCTCCGCTTTCAATACTGATTGTGTTCGTTGCATCTACACCATTAAATGTCCACCCCTCTCCAAGCTCTTGGACTATGATATTTGTGAGTGTTATGTCAGCATTATCTCCATACCTATTGAAAAATAATAAAGTGTCAAGTGCCACAAAATATACTGTATGAGTTCCAACATCTTGAGGTAGGTCGGCAAAAGATACTTGCACACCACCGCCAGTATTGTTGTACAAATAAAATCCTGAACCAACTGCACTACTATTAGCAGAGACTGTGTAGGTGAATTTATAGGATTTGCCAATATCCATCACGCTATATTGTCGGCAATATGCTTCATTAGGTGCTGCCTCCGTAAGTATCCGCATACCATTTTCTACAAATGAGATAGAACCTGAACCAGTATTATTAGGACTCCAATCCCCTCCGAGTTCTTCAAGTCTTACATTATCAATAGTAATATCTACAAGGTTTGCGGGTTTTCTTTTTATTACTAATTGATCTGAAGATGTTCTATCCCAAGTAAAATATAACTTTCTATTTGTTCCCGTTGTTGAAGTATCTAAAGCAATTTCAGTAGCTTGTTCAATAGCTAAAAGATTACCATTAGTTGCAATAACGTCATAAGTTAAAACAAAGGATTTTCCTAATGGACTTCCCGATATAACTTGTGTTATGTAAGCGTTGTCACCTACAAGTGGATTTACAATCCTTACTCCTCCACTTTCTAAGGTTGCATTAAAAAGATTCCATGCAGTAGTTGTGGGTGGAAAATCTCCATCTACAACTAAGTCCGTTCCAGTAGCACTAAAGTTTGGATTTGTGACAAGGTTTACCGCCTCCTTGACTGAGATATTTGACAAATACATATCACATGCACTCGCTTCTCTTTCTATTATTAACTGATGATGGTCGGCTATGTATAAAAAAGAATAACTACCATTTGCACTTGCAGTTTGATATGGAACATTAGTTGATGGTCTAACTCTTATTGTTCCTAAAGTCCAATCTGTAATATCAAATGTAATAAGATATGTTTTACCAACCTCAAAGACTGAATTTTGGTAAGCATAGGAATAAGTACCATCTGAGATACAATGTAATTTATTACTTGATATTGTGAAATGTAATAACCCCCAATTTACATTTGGACTTGGAAAGTTTCCATCCGTTACTAACTCACCACCAGTTAAAGGAACAGCACTAAAATCTCCATTCGTTACAAGCTCAGAACCTATTTGAGCAAAGTCACCATTCTTTACTACGTCAGCACCTAACTCAGAGAAGTTACCGTTCTGCACCAATTCAGGACCAGTTGAAGTTTCGTTAGAGTTGGAGATTATTTGTAGCATCAATGGTAAGAATAGAAAGTGTAAATCCGTTTATAATAAAAAAGGGAGGACGGCTTTTGCCACCCTCCCAGTTTCGTTCTAACTACGTTAGCTTTTAAGCTGCCGTAATAGTTAAGTCTGCTTCGTCTGCTAACCCATCGAATGGGAATTTAGCAGTCGCAACCCCTGCCGAAGCAGGTATGATGTACAACGGTGCTTGTTCTTTAGCCGTGAAGCTAAGAGTAAGTCCATTCATGTCACTACGGTTAGTTCCCGTTGCAATAGAATCTCCACCCGTTAAGTAGCATCCGTCAGTTATTCCCATCAAGTACACGTTATCGTTTGAATCTTGCACAAAGATTTGCGCACGGTTCTTAGAAATTAGTCCGAGTTGGAATAAATCAGCAGCTACAACTTTATGTAGTACTACGTCTAACGTTTGATTCCACATAACTGATCCCGTAGCCTTATCAGCTTCTACTCCCGATTTGAAAGTAGATAGGTCGGTTACTAAATCATACTTGAAAACTTTAACCGTTGTATCTACAATATCCCAATTCGTAAACCCTGCGGTAGTAATGGTGTATGAAGATGCCGTTACGGTTGCAGAAGCAAGAATGTCAGAACAGTATGAACTACAAAAATATATGGCCTTTAAGCCTCCAATGGCGTCACGGCAGTCAATGCCCCTCGCCGAAGTAATCGCGCAAGGCATCAGTCTATGTGAAGTTAAATCCTACAACACCGTCTGTCGCTACTCCTGTCTGAACTCCGATTGCAAATCTCATAGAGATACGCACGTTGTCAGAACCATCGTACAAGTAGGTCGGTATTAAAGAAGTAGAGATATCCGGAGTATAGCTATTCACACCTACTACCAAGTTGTCAGGGTAAGTAAATACCATTACATCTACTGCGTTAGGTATTCCCGAAGTTGCGTAAACTGGGTAGCCTAAGTAGTTAGCACCGTCAAAAGACTGATTGAAGCCAGCTCCTGTATTCTGAGCTGCCATTGCTTGCAAGAAGAAAGCGTAAGCCTCATACGAAAGATAGAATCCACATCCTGGCTTTTGTAAGATACCCGGTACAGCTTGTGCTGCATCGAATACTCCGCTCATGTGAGCTAAGATATTTACGTTAGTCCAAACGGCTGCTGCTGTGTCATGCTCGATAAAGTCTGCACACGCAGAAGCGTCAATACCTGCTTCGTCAATTACCCCATCGTTAGAAAGGAAACCCACGCCGAAGATAGCTGAACTCTGCCATAGTGCGTTCTCTACACTTGTACCTGTTCTTTCTGCTACTGCTCCTAAAAGGAAGTCAGTCCAATCTACGGGTAAATCCCCGTTACGTTGCATGCGTCCATTAGCAGCTACCCATGTAGGGAACATAGTTTTACGACAAACTTCTTCCATTACGGCAAGGTCTGTCTGAACTAATACTTGCTCCGTTAAAGTAACGTTCTCGCCTCCGGCAAAACTACAGTTTGCAGCTTGCAGAGTGTCTATTGTAGTCAGCCCGGATATTACTGCCGTTCCTACTACTCCTTCTAAAAGTCTGCATCGCCCTTTAGCGATTGTTTCGCTTCCCAATAATGCCGCAGTGACATAAGGAAGGGCAAGTTCTCCGGAGTAAGTGTTCGCACCTACCGTGATGTCGAAGTCGTGCTTCTTTACTAAGTTATTCATCTTTGTGAATTTTGAATGATGTGTAGCGCACGGTCCACACCGTTTAATTTAGATAAATCTTTCTTCTTGTGCTGAGAAGAAAGGTTAGTTGGCGAAACATTAAGTCCCGATTCTGCGGGTTTGTTTTCTAATGCTTCAAGTCTTTTGCTTATAGATGTGAACGCGTCAATTATAACGTCATCCGCTTCAGCATCTTCTGAAGGAGTTTTGTAAATATCCGCTACTACTTGTGCGATTGCGTCTCTAACGTCTGCATCAAGGTCAGGGAATCGCTCGGCTAAGACATCGCGTACTTTGTCGTAATCCATATCTTCGCGTTCGTCCTCCGCTTCGTCATCAATACCGTCACGGTATCCTTCTTCTTCTGCTTCGGGGATTGTTTCCAATTCTACCTCTACTTCGATTTCTTCTTCTGCTTCATCAACAACAAAAGAGTCCATGCGAGATTCAGCGTTTATAATAACCTTTCGGCCATCTTCTAATGTGTAAGTCCCCGCATCAAGAAGGACGGTGTTCCCGCTGTCATCAATAACTCTAACTTCTACGCCAGGTTCGAAAGCATCTGCTTCGGTTACGAGTACGCGCCCGTCGTCAATCTTGACTTCGGCATAGAGATTTGTTTTAGGTAATCCCATAATCTCACGGATTTTTTGAATAGTGTTCATTTTCTGTATAGCTTTACAAGGTTAAGAATAGATTTTGTAATTACGTTTATTTTACCCGTATTTAGCACGTATCGTTCCGCATACTTTCTCCGCAATTTCTTTGCTTCCGTACTCCGCAGTTTGTTCTCTTACGCACGTATCCCAGTCGTAAGATTCTAAGCGATAGTTTGCGGAGTAGAGAGTTTGACCATTAAGTTTAACTTCTTCAAACCCCGAAACATCGTGAAACATCTGCCCCCATAATTCAGCCGTTCTTTTGCTATCGAATAGGGGCTGCTCGTTTATGAATGAACTGGGTTTTAATTCGTCTAAAATTATGGCTTTTAGTTGCTCTAAAATCTCTTTATCTTCGGGGCAGTTTTTACACAGCTTTCCTTTCATCATTTCCACTAAGCGATCCGTGAAGTACCCCTCCACCGAGAAGCCCCTCACGTCCTTCTCTTTCACTTTTTCCCAGACATCGTCGTTGAGGACTTTAACGGATAGCATCCAGCTTCCCACGGGTAAGTCAAAGCCGTATAAAGCAGCCTTATCCATCTTCTTGTCCTCGATTAACCAAGATTCCACTACGGTCACCCCGTCTATTTTAGATTGGTGTTCTAAGGTTGATTCGTTGGTGCGTGCTTCTTGCATAAATAACTCCATCGCGTGACGTACGGTTTCTTTAGAAAAGAAAACATCGTATTCTTCATCTTCTTCGTCCAGGCGCATAATTAATTTATCGGGTATCAAGGCAGGACCTATCAACATTCGCTTCTCGTCATCGGTAGCGAACTGCATCTTCTTATCTTGGGTTGCGCTTAGGTACACCCAATTCTCTTCGATAGCGGGGAAACGAACTAACGATACCGCTTCGATGCCCGTCATCTCGTCCTCGTCTATTAACAATTCAACTTGCTTTCTCATAATGGTAAAAATAGATTTTCGCTTCGCGTTTATTTATAGTGAAGATTGGTTTTGTAATGCTTGTGCTAAAGCGTCTGCGTCTGCAATATTGTTTTGTAAAATATAGGCTTGAACGGCGGGTAGTTCTAAAGTACCTTGTTCAAACGATTCAAGCGAAGGCGTTAAAGCAAGTTGTGTAGAACCTCCACCACCACCCCCCGAAGATGTACCTATAGAACCCGATGCCGCCCCCGCTTGGTTCATTATGCCTTTAATAGAAGCGAAAGAACTTAATACCATTCCGAGCATCTGAGCCGTAAAAAGTGGTGACATAATTGGCGCAGCAGGACCAGTTGCGGCGGCGGCTTGTTGTGCGCCTCTAAAAGCCTCAGACATTGCGATACCTTGATTAACTAATATTTGCGAGATGGCTAATCTCTTTTGTCCTTCTTCGGTTTTTGCCATAGACTTTAAAGCCTCAAACCCCGCCGCTACTACTCCAAGTCTTGCCGCCCTTACCGCTTGTGCGGTTGCTTCTTCTGCGTCTTTTAATATCTTTAAATCTTTTAGACGTTTTAACTTAGCATCTTCTTCCGCTTTCCCCATCGTTTCTAACCCATCTAAAAAGGTCTTCATTTGTGTGGCTTTCTCTGCGGCGGCTTGTGCGTTTATGATGTTTAACTTATTCCCTAAAGTCGTTTGCATTTCTGCCGATTCCGTCCTGATATTAATTAGGGCAACTTCTAAATCTACGAGCTTTTGTTGGTCTGCTTCGGTTGATTCACTTAGAGCCATATTAGCTTTTTGAATATCAACTTCTTCTTGCGCTAACCTTTGGCGTTCGGTCATTAACGACTTTTCAATATCTATAGCCTTTTGCGCTGCTACTAACCTATCTTCTAAGGTTTGCGTAACGTCCTCCGCTATTAAGTTGTACTCCTTTATTTGCGCCCTCCCTTCGGCAAAACCTAAAGCCAAATCGCGTTGGTCTTTACGTAACTGGATAGCTCTATTAGATAGAAGGGTTGCGGCATCTACTGCCTCGTTTACTTCTGACACAAAACCTTTCACTTCATCAACAACCCCCGCGATACTGTTGCCGATTAACTCTATAGTGTTTTTAATTGGGTTAAGCTCGTCTTGAAAAACCACAAACGCTTTTCCCGCTGATTCAACCGCCCCACTAAAATCACGCTCCCATAACTTAACAAAGGCCTCACCAAGAAATCCTACCGTTTTTAATACGGCATCTATCTTGCTTATTACCCAAGTTTCTAAAGCACCCCCGAAGTCTTCGATGGCTTTCATTGGGTTAGTAAATACGTTAAAAAGACTTTCTCCAAAAGACGCGACTACATCGGAAACTTTAGCAAATCCAATCTTTAAACCTGCCATAGCTATTTCTAACTTTTCCGCACCCCTTTGAGTTTGGGTAAAGTAAGCAACTAAAGAACCAACCGCCACAACTAACGCTCCGATTCCCGTAGAAATTAACGCCCCTTTAAAGGTTTTCATTCCTATAACCGCCTTTTTAATACCTCCCGCAATTCCTTTAAAAGCAGAAACCGCGCCCCCAGTCATCTTATCGAGGGAAGAAGAAGCCATATCTACCGACCCGCTTAGGTCTTTTGTTTTATTATCGACTTTAGAAAGGTCAGAAGAAACCTTCTCCGTTCCTTTTATCGTTACTCCTACATCTATTCTCTCAGACATTGTTTCTTGCTTTTATTCCTTGCTTAACTTTCTTCCAAAAACCCTTTAAACCCGTGTACTGATAAAACCCGTAAAGGATTAAAGAGTAGTTATCTTGTATCACCTCCCTTTGTTGTGCTAACTTCAAGGTGTAGGGCATTGACTTACCCACATTGTCTATGTATTGTTTCATTAGTCTTGTTCTAAAAAGAGTCCGTTTTCAGTTTCTATGTATCCCATATTTTCTTGTAGGATCAAATCTTGATTAAAAGCCGTATGGCTTGATAAGTCCACGAAGGTCGCAGAAACATCCAAGTGCCACGCTACGACAGTATCAACCGTTCCCGTGAGTGATATTGCTACCCCGAAAGCATCGTTAGGATTAAACCCTGCGCGACCTTTGGCAGAAGCTACGCTTACCGTTCGCGTTCCTACATCGCCATCTTCTTGCGCGAAGTCGGTTTGTTCACTTCCATAAGTGGTAATAGCACCCGCAATATTCTTAGCTACATAAGTCCACACCTTAAAAGACGTTGAACCATAAGAACCCGAAGTCGTGCCTGAATCCGTTTGTATAGATAGCGACCTAATAACAAAGCGGCACATCATTCCTACTGGTAAAGAAAAGCTCGAACTCTGCAATGTGTTACCATCGGGGGTCGCTAATACGGTAAGGGAAGAATAACTTGTAGCATAGAAAACAAACTCTTTAGCTACCGAAGGTGCTGCACTACTAACGTTAATTCCCCGAATAGAATGTTCTCCTAAAATTGGGTTCGTATCTTGTACCCCTTGCTTCTTTATAGAGTTAAAACCACCTACGCCCGTTAGATAGCTTTTGCCTTGTACCCATTCTAAATTCGGATCACCTTGCGTTGGTTTTGTTCCACCACCACCACCGCCCCCAGTATTCCAAAGGCAGTCATCCCCATTCCAATATAGTCCGTTTTCTTCACAACACGTTTGAGTTCCTGAAGAAGTCGTGCCATCTAAAGGGTTTGTAAATACTACATTCCCGTTAGCGTTATAAGCTGTAATGTTTAAATCGCATTTTGAATAGGGGTCGGGTAATACTAAAGAGGAAACCTTTTCCACCTTTTTTAGTAGCTGAACCTTAGAAGGTACTCCCGAAAAGGGTTGGTAGTTACTAATCTTTAAAACCCTATACGATACATTCTCTATTTGTATTTCGTCATTAAAACGAAAATTGAATATGTCCGAAGGGGTAAGCATTATACTACACTCAAAAAGCCTTGCTTCGTCTGAATAGATAGAGAGCAGAAACTGCTGATAGTATCGCGCAAAGTATCCCTGGTTACTTGGTTCAGTTCCAAATACTGGACTGTAGAAAGAAGGTACTACGGCAAACTGCCACAATAGCATAGGGGAATCTACTACCATCGGTTGCCCCGCATTATAGAACGGAAGGCAAAGCGGGTAGTAGATAGAGTTTAAATCGCCTATAAAAAACGAGTTCCCACCCCCCAAAGTTTTTATTCCGTTATGATAAAACAGTTTTGGGGTTGCGTCAGAAATTGGTCCTTCGGTGTTGGGTGAATATTCCCTCGCTATTAAGAAATCATTAACATCGCTTATAGAAGAATCGTCTATACGTGGAATCTTCTGCACATTAAACGGTGCGAAAATGGGTTTATTCTCTAACGTTCCATCTACAAAATCTCCCCCTATTTCTTGTTTGTATTCTCCTATAACATGACCTAAAAGGTCTTGCTGTTTGGTGTTTATGTTTGTCTTGTCCTCTGAATCTCGATAATGTATAAACTGCTTTTTTAAACTATCCGTACTTGTAATCTCACGACTTTGGGAAAGGTCTAACTTCTGCGTCCAGTCTTTATGATTTCCCTTGTCTAAATAATCTTGCCACGGTTCTATCGTTAACCGCATTGGGTTATCGGGGTCGCATACTATACACAAATTAAACCTTTCTACTATGTCGCGTATGAAATCCGTTTGTAATATGTCAGGCATATTGTAGGGAATACTTGCGTACCCGTTTACTAAATTACTGGCTTGAACAATGAAAGAAGTTCCTTTAGACATTAGTTTTAATGTTCCTCCCGTACCTAAAACGTTAACTGTTACATAAACGCTTAAAGTATTACCCGCTACTAAATCTCCCCCCCAATCTACGATAATATCAGTTAAAGTTGTAATTCCCCCACTTGTTCCAGGTAGACCTTGCTCTACGGAATTATCTATTCCTAACCCAGTAAACCACGAACCCCCTGCCACCGTTACTTTAACCGAAGCACCCTCACCGATTATACAGTTGGTACTATCAAAACTTGCGGTCATATTACCAAAATAAGTTCCGTTATCGGGTGCGGTAAAAGTGTAAAGCGTTGTGTTATAGTGATTCCCCTGGTCATAAAATGCCGAAGGGTTAGGGGGAGTTCCTAACCCAACCCCAGAATCTTGGTTTAAAGCAAGTATTGTAGCAGCATCCCCCGCTGCCGTTCCCGCACTCGTCCACGTTTGAATAGTAGTCGCATCATTTTTACCCGCTAAAACCCCTTGTACTCCCCTCGTTGCAAGAACTTCCCTATCTGAACCGAGTGTCATAAACAACTTTGTAAAAGCGGGAGTGTCTAAAAACGGACTGGAAGCTGCATCGATGGAATATCCCGCTTTATTAATTATCTTTTCAAATAAGTGCTTGATATTAAAAGAAGGCTTTAACTGATACGGCTGCAAGAAATTGGCTACCGCAAACCCCCCTAAGCCAGTAGAGTTAGATTCATAGTTAATAAAGTTATAATCTCCACAAAGGCCGTAATCAATAATCGGAAACATAACTATCCCCGCACCTACCGTTCCTTCGGTAACGTCTTGTGTTAAATCAAACGAACTTTTTATGTTTTCGTCCGATAAAAAAACGTCATAGCTTTGCACTATGTTTCCCAAAATATCTTTGAAGGCATCAATTAATTTTAGGTCGGCAACATCTTGAAATAGATTAGCCTCTAACCCAAACACGACTACCTCGTATTCTTCTTCTTTTAAGTAAACCTTTTTTAGTTGTAGTGATCCCTGAATAATTGGCACACCGTCAACACGAATTTCGCAGTATGCTTTGCGGTGAATATCGTACTTTGGAACTTGTGAATTGTTTACCGCTTGGGTATCTATATTAATATCGTAGTAATGTCCGAAGAACTCCGAATTTATATTAGAAAAAGGTAAGCGAAAGGTTTGGGTAAAAGGACTAAAACGCCCCATAACATCTTCGCCTTTCCCTACTTGATAAGTTAAAGAAATCGCACCTGGGTTCGATACGTCTAACGTATAAGAATCCCCTACCGCATCATTGATGGCTTGTGGGATTTGTCCGTATGCTATTAATTCAATCATCCTTTGTATGTTCCCCCTTTTGTAGTCGGGCGTTCTTTTGCGTACTTAAACTTTATTTGATAGATAAAAGGGGAACGTTCGTTTACATTCTTCTTCCTAATAAAGCTCGTATCGGTGACAACGATGGGTGTAACCGTTCCCCCATTTGCACCCAAAAGAAAGACGTTAGGGGAGATGTAAAGCGTTTCTAATAGGTCTACTTCGTCTTGATTAAAGATGTCGCTATTTGCCGTCATTTCTTGCGTAGCTGATACCTTAGAAATCCGTGTGCCTCCTTGGTCACCCCTAAAGTTAAAGTCTTGGTTAGCGTCTGCGTTATCCCAGTTCCCCGCGACTTGGTCGAAGGTCTTTCTTTCTATGCTTCCCGTTGTCCTTTGGTGAACTAAACTAAACGATTGATAATCCCAACACCCAAAAGAGTTCTGCCACGCTAATGTCACGTAGTTATAATCGGGATCGCCATACGTACAATCTGAACCTATAACGGTGTATTGATAAACACACGAAGCACAAGAAGTTTTATTTGCATTACTTGGAACGGTGGTAGAATCTTGCATAAAAATTACTTCATAATATGCAACCGAACCCGCAGCAAAAAAAGCCGCGAAAGATGGTACAATGGATTGAGTAGTTAAGTTATGAGGACCTACACCAACGTATTGCAATCGTCCTGCATCGGTACTAACTGAACCAGGTGCAATGCCTCCCGAAGTGGCTGCGGTTATAAACCCTGAGTCTATAAGAACATTCGCTGAACTATACAACCCAACCCAAGCAGAAACCGCTACCGAAGATTGTGGAGCAGAGCCGTCCATCCCTAACCCTAAAGTCCTCACCTCTTTTAGTGTTACGTCTTGATGAACTACGGGAATTTCTGATACGGTTTTACTTACATAATCCGAGCTTGTTTCCCTATCACTAAATACGAGTTTTAAGTTGTCAGTAGGAAGGAAGGCAGTTATCCAATTTTCATTTGATAAAAAGTCGGGTATTCCCATATCCCAAGTATTCTTCCTTCTTAACCCTGCCGACATAATACACGAAAGAAAATTACCAGTTAATTCGTCAAGGTATTCGGTGGGGTTGGTGGTAGCAGAAGTGGCATATTCTTCTCCAAATTTCATTTCTACTTTTCGGTAGTTCTCTCCGTTGTTACTACTCCAAAGTTCAGAAGTCGTGTTGATACCTAAAGTGTGAATCGAAGTATCGTAGATTTCATTAGTAGCCGTTCCTTGGTCTGCCTTAGTTACTGCCATCCAATCTTGAATAAGCTTATCTATTCGTATCACTCCCGCCCCCGCCCCGTTCGGATAGACCTTAACCCTCGAAACTAAAACCCCACCTACGTACAAATCTGCAATGTATCGGTACTTGTAATTCGATGCTGATGCTTGTGCGGTAGAAGTAAGCACATACATAAGTTGTTCAAACGCACCATGTACATAACTTGCACTCGGTTTTTGTTGGATTGTCATTCCCATTATTTCGCTTCTATATTTTTATTAAGTGATAAACTTTCTCTTATTGCGTTCGCTATGTCCTCTCCTATCGCTAACCCTAACCATTTCATCGCTTTGGGTTTTAGCCGTTTTAAGGTGTCCGAAATAAAGAAGGTAGGCTTTAGACCTCTATTCCATATTGCGTTCGATATTGCGTACACTAAAGACTTCCTGGGTGTGAACCTACCTTGCGCATCGCGTGTGCCTTGTATGCCCTTTTGAATAACCCATTTATCAATCCCACCTCGTAGTCCTCGCGTTTTATTCGCGCCATATTTAAAAGGCGATTCTGACTGCCGTGCGAAGATGTTTTTACTTGCCCCTTGCACTCCTTTATCTACG